TTTGCTCGCGCATTCTCTACGATTCTTCCAGCATTTTTCCCTTCAGGAACTGCTAACTCCTCAGCAGCACCAGTCGGGAAATAGGAACTATAAATAAAGCCATCGCTGGCTGGAGTATAATACTCCATGTCATAAGAGCATGAATGCAACAGAACCTGAACTGGACTAGTATTTGAACCTGAAGAAACTAATTCATTGAGCACATAAACCGTTACGACCCCATTATGGTAAAAAGGGTCAGCTGAGAAAATAGTGCCATCAGTGCGCAAAGTCGATTGTGTTGGAGCTATTGCAGACATAAGGGGTTTAGATGTGAACAAGGCAGGAAGATTACTCCCCCAACCAATAGTCACTTCAAATTCCTTTTGATCAGCAATATCTATAATTTTCGAGTAGGTAGTATTCAACTCAGGTACTGCCCTACACAAGACTGGATCCCACAATATAAGCAGTCTACCACGGTGATATCCACTTCCAACAACAATAAACTTATACGTCATGGAACCTCTCCAGTTATCAAAACACATTGCAGTAAACGCAGTTGTTGACAATACAGCACCAGTATCACTTGGTGGTAACAACAACGTATTAGTGATAAACATGCTTGGAGTGACTGGGAATGACATGATAACTTTATTTTCGGCATCTGTAGTTGTCCAAGGACCCATGCCCAAATAGGAGTATTTACGGTGTAGATAATCAAAACTCATTTCATCGACACTTCCTAAACCAATTGTGCGTGGGTCAATAGTCAACTCCTGCTTACTAGTCAAAGCCAATGTCATTGCATTATCCTGTTGATCGGTTGACGCCATATCTCCATTTTGCCAAACCTTCACGTTAGTTGTCTCCTTAATAACACGAGGTCTGGAATAGCCAAGTATACTAGCCATTCCTGAAATCATATTGGAAACCATTCGTGTAGCCATAGCATATGGAGCAATAGCTGGAATTGATTCCGCCTTACGAGCCAAAGCCGCAACTAGATTAGCAGGTCTACTAACAACACCATCACCATATTCATCACCAGCCTGGGGAGAAAGACCAGCAACAACCAACTGTGTTGGAGTACTCAGTTCAACATCCGTGGCCCAAGCCAACAAAGTGATAGTAATATCGTGTGTGAGGCCTTGTGCATGTTCCAATGGAACCAATGACTTCATCCACAAATCACCAAGGTACTGGCCAATATCAACTGTTGTCAGGTCTATACAATCTTCATCCCAAAAGAATGGCAAAACCATCTCTCCCCCATCCGAAGACGAAGGATCAAGGAAAATGTGGGGACGCTGCATGGCTGGCATAAATGAACCAATGTCATTATTATATCTGACAAGGGTACCTGCAGTATCATGATATGGTGTAAATGAGCAAAATGCTCGACCCCAATAAAAAGGATTACCATTAATCATGAATTTAACATGCAATTTGCCTTTGAAATTCCTGAAATTACACAGACGATTGGCAACTCGTGCACTCTTCATCC